ATACCTACGCTCATTCTAGCCCCGCCTTTGTTGCCGATGTTGATGGTCCACATGGCGTTGTGGGTATCAAACTCGCACTCAATAGGTAGGTCCTTACCTATTATTTTCTCACTAGATTTGACTTGGAAGAGGTCTTCGGAGTTCACCTTACCATAGCAAGTAAGTGCTCGTCCAGCCCATGTCTTCCAATGATTACTTTCAGCCTCATTGAGCAGGGCCTTTGCCTTACTGACACTCTTGAAAGAGTGCACATAATCAGTGGTTGGCAGATTGAGGCTAGTCTTCCCTGATATAATTCTCAAAGTAGAGTCTTTCGGTTGCCATAGTGTAATCATGGAATCTTTAGGTAGACTCTTGATGAAAGTCAATGCTTTGTGTAAGTCTGCTATCACTATAGAGCCGGAGTCTGTTATGTCAGCACTTACTGACGTGTGTAGCATGTGGGTGGGTAGGGCTACAGTGCCACTCAGTCTCATTTGGTGGGCTTTGAGACGCAGGTCCCCCACACCTGGCCCAAAGCCCGTTAAAAATGACGTGAGAGAAGCCTTCCCGAGTGTTATTTGGGTGATTCTACCCTCTCCTTAGAGCAGTCCCTCGATTTCAGCGAGGCTTCGCATACATCGTATATATCAACTTTTCGGTCGGGTTCATTACATGCGCACATAGTGGGCCAAGGTTCCTTTTCCCCATTAGAGGCGTAACCCACCTCTACGTAGACTCCTGTGCCCCCACATAGGGGGCAAGTCATTGTCCCTCACCCAATAGTTCGGGCAGGCCGTGCCACTTGAGTGGCTGGTCTTTGTAGGTCGCCATCACGAGCCTGGTTTGGTCTAGTAGGTGGGGCTTAGAGCGTGATTTGGTGAAACTTGCCTCATAGCGAGTTTCGCCTGTTAGTCGCCCTTCATCGTCCCTAATCTTGTTCCTAGACATCTCTATGATGGTATGTAGGTAGTTACTAGTTTGCTTTTCCCATTTGGGGTATTTCTTACCCGTCATGGAACCGTCTGCCTTCTGTTCATAGTTCCAATGCGTCTCATAGACCACATTGACTCCTAATCGAGTTAGTTCACGGCACATAGATGTCAATTGGTGGAACCTAGTGGTTCGGATTTGCCAATTGAACCTCATGCCTACCTTCTCTTGAGGACTAATAGACGCTCCAATACCGTCTGGAGCGGTTCCTAAATCTTCAATGAACATACATGACTTAGCCACGCTATCCCAAAGGTCTACTGCAGTCACTAGGACTGTGTGTAGGCGTGGTCCTTGGTATCCTGGGTCTAATTGCACTTTGGCCCAAGAAAGAGCCTCAGTGACTATCTTCATGACCTTGTTGTGTGTAGAAGGGTAGTCGTAAGCCGTTCTAGACTCACCTGCCTGCATTACCCATGGGTTCTGACACTTGAACTCACTTCGCCTGTGTTCATAGAAAGAATCCCTAAGGCGTTGCCCGCCACCATCGAAATCGACAATGAGGCAACACTGCCCTTCTGGAATGCCGTTGAGGGCTATTGCAGTCTTACATGTCCCATCATCACCAATGATTCCAGTGAACTCACCTGTGATAGGCTCTACTTCTTCAGCGAACCAATCGTGCTTGTGAGCATGTACGAGAGAAGGGTATTGTTCCTTCCCTGGGTGCTCGGGTGGTCTTTGGGGCGGCTGTTCAATAAGGGCCTCTTTGTCCTTCAGTGCTTTGAAACCACTCATCGGTTACCACCGCCGAATTGGCCTAGACTTGTGTCGCCACCTTCACCAGCAGGTATCGCTAGTCGTGGTGGTGCATAGATGCCTGTTGCTTTGATAGTAGGTACTTCTCCTTCGTCAGTGACTCTTATTCCGAGACGACCGAAGATGTAGACTTGAGACCTAATTGCGTAAGGCTTTCGACCTTCACGTCCTTGATAGTCGAACCCGTGGTTGACATCACCTAGGAAGCCGTGGACTCTCACAGACACCTCACGGCGCCACATGTTGTCTACAAACTCCCTTTGTAATTGGAACGAGGACACACGCATGGTGTAGTCCTTACCCCAAGGGTCGAAATCACTGTCATATCCCACTCTGTTAATGTCAGTGACTCGTCCACTGATACATACTAACGGCCCGATAGGGTTGTCGAAACCTGCTATGGTCTCAGATTGTTGCTGATAGACTTCCATGAGTTCGGTGAGGTCTGCTACGTAGCAATCCATTCCACTCATGAGTATCTCACCCCTAAGGTATTGTCGGTCTTCCTTGTCAACAAAATCGTCTGTGTAGGCGATGTTGGCGAAGAAGTTGTTTGCTCCTCTATAGACATCTTCCCACCCTGGACTGATTGTGTTACCTTGTGGTCGTACCCGTATTTTGCAAGGATATCCTATATCAACAGGTTGTGACACACTGTCTTCAGTGGAGCCACTAACATCTATTCTCAATAGTTGCATTTCGTCACTGAAGTGCTCTATTGTGTTACCACTGAACCGGTAGGTGCGACTATACAGGTATGGGCCTATGGGTTCACCATGTCGAGCCCAATCAGGATTGTTCTGTAGCAGACACAGCGTCATTCCACTGTCTCTAATGAGGAACCAAGGGTCTTCGCCTTCAACGAACCTCTCCTGTGTGGAGGCTACTATTCCTCCTCCCTTCTCGAGCATCCATACTCCGGTCTCTACAAAGGCGCGTGCTACAATACCATCTTCGATAGCCTTGTTTAGGTCCGCCCTAGCGTGCTCGAGTGCTTCGTTACGCACTCTTTCACGCTTATCTCGTATCTTGCTTTCCACTGCCACGAAGCACCCGACCAGTTCTACACTGTTGCCGCCTGGTGTTTGCATTACTCTCCTTTCTACTACGAAGGTCTCTGCAGCGTCGACGAGGAAGTCCTCATCTTCTTCATGTGGGTTGACTATACCAAGATGCTCCTCGATATACTCAAGATACTGCTTAGTAGCAGCCTCTTCTGACATGCCATGTTGCTCGGCATACCAATGCAGTCTTTCTTTTACTTCTTCACTTGCTTCATAATTACTCATGTTTCTTCTTCCTTTCCCATTGGGAAGCAAGGCTACCCACGAACCAATCAATGAACCCCTCTCTTCCAAGCGGCCATTGGT